GCCAAGACAACCTAGTTTCTTAGGTTTAGAAACTGAGGATTGGTATAGTTTAAATGCTGGGAATAAGGTAGAATTAGATAAATTGCCAGAATTAGCAGAAGATTATTTAGAGGAAGTAAAACCAAAAATTAAAATTAAAAAAGAAGAGGTAAAGTAAAATGGCTATTAGTTCAACAGCATATTCACCAAAAGATTTTCAACTAGCTATTATTGCAGAATCAGTTGCTGGTACAGCAGTAACAGCTTCAATGAGCTTAGTTAATATTGATTCAATCGAATTACCATCATTGAATCCAACACAAGTAACCGACGTAAGACACGGAACTGGTAGAACTTTAAAACAAGTTGATACCTTTACAACTAACAAAGTTACTGTAAAAGAAATTAGTTTTTCTGGAATAGCAGATAGCACTATTTTACCTATTTTGTTACAAAATATCACTCAAGACACTTCTGATGCTTCTGTTCCAGATAATGATGATCTATATGAAATTCTAAATAATTATGAACCAGCTTCTATTGCCTTAGACGGAACTGAATCTTCAACAACTTATGCAAACAAAACATTAACTGTTGCTATTGATAATCCAGCTTCTGGATATTCAATGATATTCAAAGGTTGTGTTTTAACTTCATTAACAATTAATGGAGATATTGGTGAAGAGTCTGGTAGAATAAAATTCTCAGGAACATTTAAAACTGGTATGGTTCCAGATTTATCTGCTTCTTCTCCAACATTTTCTGGTGGAACAGCTCACTTTAACAATAATTATTTTATGACTGATTTTACTACAACTAAAGTAGCAGGTGTTGCTGATTGTGTATTAAAATCATTCAGTCTAACAATCGAAAATGACGCTCAGTTTATGGGATTTGATTCTACTGGTAATTACGAAGTATTGCAAAGAGCATTACCTGAAGTAATTGTCACTTGCGATTCTGTTGTTAAATACGATGGAAATACACAAGGATTAGTAGAATCATTTGAAACACAATCTATTGGTGACTCTTCTGGACACGTAGATATTGATTTACAAGGTACAAGCACCATAGGAATTGATATTAATAATACCTTATTAACTGATGTTAGTTTCTCAGAAGAAGAAGCAATGTTCTTAAGTATTTCACAAAAAGGTATGGCAGATGCTACTGGAACTAACAAGTTCTTTTCAATCAAAGCTACCAACTAATCGAACAAGAGGATAAATAATGTCTAAGAAAATCACACTCAAGAGTGGCAAGAAAGCTACACTTATAGAAATGTCTGTTGACGCTTACGATCAATGTATGGATTCTGTACAATTTGAAGAAGTAAATGGACAATCTGTTATTAAAAACCAATTTGCATTAAGTACACTTTGGATTAGAAATGGTGTAGAAAAAGCAGATGATAAATTTATTAAATCTCTTTCTATCAACGATAGAGTAGAATTACAATTAGCTATTCAGGAATATAATAGCTTGGGGGAATAGATTCCCTCTCACTTGAATTAAATATTTTAATAGATGATTGGTGTGAGGGTTGCAAATATTCTACCTTTCCTTATAAAGCTAAATTACCTCTCAAGAATAATACCAGCGTTCACACCTTTACATCTATGGACGATGTTTGGCACGTTATTGATTTATTAAAAAAAGAATTAGAAGAACATAACAATCGTTCAGAAAAGAAGTTTAGTTTACACGAAACTATTCAATCTCACATACCATTTTTTGCTTGTCAAAATCACTTCTTAGATAAAAAACATCAGAGAGATATACAACGATATTTGTATTGTCAAAAGATGAATGTTGTGCCTTATCCAGGATCATACGGAAATCAACCAAAAAAATGGATTGATAAGTGTAATATTATAGAAAAAATGTTAAATTATATACAATCAAAGCAAATGAAAAAGACACAAAATGGCTAGAATATTTAATATAGAATTAAAATTTTCCACTAATGGAGCTAAACCCCTTAGACAAGCGATAGAAGGTATTGCTAAAGCACAAAGAGATTTAGCACAAGCTCAGCAAAAATTAAATAAAGAAAGCAAAGCAACTATTGCTCAGAATAAAAAATTAATTATGTCTGAAGAAAAACATCGTATGGCGATGTTAAAACAAAGTACTCAATTAGCAAAATTAAGAGAGCAATTAAAAAAAGTTACTTATCAAAATGAACAACTTCGTGTAAAAGCAGAAGCAAATGCTGGTGCCTTAGGTAGATTAAGACGAGCTACTGCTGGATTACAAGCTAAACTTGGTGCTATAAGAAATACATTATTGTTAGCAACATTTGCATTTGGTTCATTTGTTGCTGGTATGCGTAATGCTATTAATACAGCAGCACAATTTGAAGCAGTTAAGGTTCGATTAAATTCTATGTTTGGTTCTGTTGAAAGAGGAACTAAAGCATTCAATACATTCAATAAAATTGCAGCAACTACTCCATTTACATTACAAGATGTTGTTGAAGCTGGTGCTGCATTAAAAGCATTTGGTACTGATTCTGAACGTTTAATTAAACCAGTATCTGATTTAGCTGCGTTTATGGGAGTAACTGCTACTGAAGCAGCACAAGCATTAGGACGTGCATTTGCAGGTGGTGCTGGTGCAGCAGATATTCTTAGAGAAAGAGGTATTTTACAACTTGTTCGTGATTTTAAAGGAATTGATGATTTATCAAAATTAACCTTACCAGAATTTAGAAAAGCATTAGAAGAAACATTGCTTGATCCAGCTTCTGGAATAGCAGGTGCTACTGATAAATTATCAAAAACTACTATGGGTATGATGTCAAATATGGCTGACGCATTTAGTCGTATGTCAGCAGCTTTTGGAGAATTGATAGGAGTAGAAGATACTATTGGAGCATTGACTAGATTATTTTCTTCATTAGAAAAAGTTCTTACAAAATTAAATACTTCCGATATAGATAGAATTAAAGAATTAACTCAAGCTCTTGGAATAAAACCTTCAGATAGTGGAGAAATAGAAGAAAGAATAGAAGCTATTGCTCTAGAAATGGCAGAATTGCAAAAAATAGTTAATCCTACTAGAACATATCAACAAGTTAAAGATGAACTAAATCAAGCGATGGCAGAAGAGCTTAGGTTAAGAAAAGAATATAACACATTAAAACCTGCTAATGAATATCAAACTATGAGTCTGGAAGCAACTGCAATAGGACATCAAGCAAATCAAAAACAAAAATTAGTAGAAGAATTAGAAAAAGAATTAAATGCTTTAAAGCAAATAGACATTTTAAGTCAAGATTTAACTAAAAGTACTTTAGATTTAGAAGTAGCGAATAGTGATTTATTTTCTTCTTATGCAAATTTTGGTAAAGTAGTTGATCCATTTGCAGCTCCAATTTTAGAACCAAGAGGTTTGTTTCCAAGCGATGAAAATTTAGAGGAACAATTTAATAAATTTGCAGATAATTTGAATAATAAAATGCAGCTATTAAAAGATATAGAAGTTTTTAATGCTATATTAGAATTTGAACAATTATTTCAAGATCAGCTTGTTAATGGATTTGCCAACTCATTCAATCAGATTCTTTCTATGCAACAACAAAATTTAGATGCAAGAATTAGAAATGAAATTAATGCGTTAAAGAAAACAGATAAATACAGAAATGCTTCTATGGAACAAAGACAAACTATGGAAGATGACGTTAGAGCTAAATTTGTAGATAGTCAAAAGAAAATATTCCAAGCACAAAAAGCAATGAGCATTTCTCAAGTTATTATCGATACAGCAGTTGCAATTAATAAATTGATGTCAGCAGCTAGAGCAACTGGAGTACCTGCAATTATTGGTGCTGCAAAAGCTATGAGCATAACAATGTCAGCATTTTCAGCAGCTCAAATAGCAACAATATCAAGTCAACCTACTCCAGCATTTGCACGAGGTGGTTCATTTGTTACCGATGGAAAACAAATGATTATGGTTGGAGATAATGCAGGTGGTAGAGAACGAGTAGATATTACTCCTATTTCTTCTCCTGACTTTGGTGACGCAGGTGGTAAAAATGGAATTACCGTCAATATTATGGGTAATGTTATCGGAACACAAGAATTTGTAAGAGATAATCTTTTACCAGAAATAGAAAACTCAATTAGAAGAAATCTTGCGTAATGCCTTTAGCTGGAAATCCCGATTATAATGGTGCTTTATTATCAAGCATTTCTGAACAATGGTTATTTGAATTAAGAAATAATACTTATACTAATGGTTCTGTTTCTACTCAATATATAAGATTATCTACGGCAGAAGTAAGTGGATATGATCCTCTGATTTCAAACAATCCATCAATCAGAGAAAACATTGATTTAGTTCAATCTACCTCAAAAAATGGTAATATTTCTATAAATTGTGTCAATGCAACATTATCAAATCATAGTGCTACATTAGCAGAAGAAATATATGGTGGAACAAGAAGATATATTAATCACGATGTTGTTATTCTATCTCGTGTTGGTGGTTATACTTTACAAATATATTCTGGAAGATTAAAGTCAGTTAGCTTAACCAATCAAGATACAGTAAGCATAGAGATTGCAGCAAGAACTCCAATTGACTATTTAAAGATTCCAAGATATACAAGTCAAGCTGGTAATTTTTTTCCTATTATTTATGGAGATGGAACAGCAATAACTTCTACTGTTTCTAGTCCTGCACTTATTCAATATAGTCCTGCAAAATGTTTTCCACTTTTAGTAGATACATTAAACAATGGTAGATATAATTGTTTAGCACATCAAGCTGTTACAGATGGAAAATTACATTATCCAGTAAAAGACTCTTTTAGTTCTACTGGATTTCCACTATTTGTTCCATTAGATGATGTTCAAAATAATTCTTATGATGACTATGAGGGAGCAACAAATGATACTAATAGAAATGTTCTATTTACTGCTTTAGATTTACATAGATCATATTTATTTCGTCCAATACAAGATATTGATGTAGCATATACTATTGGATTACCAGTTAGCTCTGGAAACTTTTATGATAACAATGCTTCAACTTATTCAACTTGGGCAGTTACTATGGACGTATTAGATGCTCCATTTGGTGAAGGATTAAGTGACACGGAAACATATACATTTTCAATTAATGATATTGTAAAAGAAGAACACGAAATACAAGAATGTAAATTGTTTGTTAAATGGGGTATTACTAGTTATAGTGAAACTCCTGGTATGACTTTACTTGGTAGATTGAAAGTTGCTCCTACTTATGGAGGTTCTACAAATACAGTTGTAATCACTTCTGAAAGTAGCAATAGAACTGCTGCTTATGAATCTGCTATTGATTTATTAAGTACTGGAACTTTTTCTTCTGCAAATGGACAAATACCAGATAATCTTGATATTATTTTTGAAGCATTTGGTTCT